CAAGCTGGAACCACTGAGTTAACTGAGGAAGGAATGAGACCGCACCAGCAGCGGCAGCGGTCGCTAGAGAGATTCCAACTCCGCTGCTGTTGTTAGTGTCGGTTTGCATTACTCGTTAGGCTGAACGGCTTCAACCACCGGATTTGCCGCTTTGTAAGCCTCCACAACCGCCGGAGTCCACAGCGCGGTAGCGATATTCACCACCTCGGTCGGCTGACCATCCAGCGAGTCACCGGGAACGAGCGTGTACTGCGAGGTAATCTCAGAACCCACAATCGTGCCGCTGTTGTCGTAATCGATTCCGGTCGTCACGAACAACGAGTTGTTCTGATTGCACTGCACTGCGACGATGTTGACTGGTACGATCATTGGATGGTGGGGCTAGGTGTTTGAGCGGCGGCGTAGGCTGCGACAGCGACAGGAGTCCAGACAGCTCCAGCAATCGCGACAACCTGTTCAGGCTGACCCGTAAGGTCGGAGCCGGGAGCGAGACAATAGCGGCGGAAGGTGGAAGCCTTCACGGCTTCGCCATCGACGATCTGATCCGATAGTCGAACCTGAAGCGTCGTGTTGGGGAGAACCTCGCAGAGCGAGAAAATGGTGCGTTCGGTAAGCATAGGGTTAGACTTGGTAGGTTGCGCTAAAACGTATTGAAGTAGTTGCGCCAATTGCGGTTATAGAATAGAAATCTGTAACATTTGTTATACAATGCGCACTGACAGTAGTGCCTGAATTGACCGCTCCCCCAACGTTTTGTTGTGAAGATGCAAAAGGTAAACCCGCACACATAAAACCAGCAGCCGCAGTAGCAATACTAGTAGAACCATTTACGCTTCCTGCAATAGTTACTAACCGGCCTACCTTTGTGTAAGTACCAGAAGAAGAGAAAGTGCCAACAACAGTTAGTCCTGCGCCCTGAGTCGGAACCCACGTCCCCTCCTCGTAATCGTCCAGCGTGTTCGCGTCGGACGAAGCGGATTGAGTAGCTGGGAATGTTATACCGCTCTTGAGTTGGAGAACACCGCCGTTGGCGTTTGTGCTTGTAACACCCACCAGCAAATTTCCGCTCGCAGTGAGGATCATCGGAGTCGCATACCCGCTATTATAAGCAGTTGCGGAATACTGGAAAGCCAAGTCACCACCGCTAGATTTAACCTTGTAGTTCTTGTTCGCGGTCGTCTCCGAAAATATTAGCGCAGAATCTGAACCAGCGCGAAGCCGTAGCTCACCATCGCCAGAACCAAGAACATCGAGCGGAACAGTCGGACTCGCCGTACCAACACCCACCCGATTGTTCGTCGAATCAACCTTCAGCGTCGAGGTATCCACCGTCAGATCGCCGGTGATGGTGAAGTTTCCAGTCGCAGTTGGTGAAGATGAAAGAAGGTTGTTGAGCGTGACCTTCTTGCTTGTGCCACTCGCAGCCATCGACGTATCCGACACATCGACGATGACCAGCGGATCAACAGCCGGATCGGTTGAAGTGCTAATCGACGCGAGTGCTGTAATCTTAGAATCGGCCATATGTCAAAAGGTTAATCTGTAATGAGTGAAAAAATAATTTTAGAACTGCCGTCTTCTTGCAGAACAAGCCCATCATCTTCTCTTAACATATCCCGCGCCATTGCGGGATAGATAATTTCTATAACATCATCAGATGTCGATAGGTTGAGAGACAATGTCAGTGTCATTTTACGCTCTGGCTAGATAAGCAATGACAGTTCCGCTAGTGAGTTGGAAACTAGTGATCCGTCCAACGATGGTGAATCCAGCAGGGATGGTTGTACCAGTCCAAGTGCCGCTGATTCCAGTACCAGTGATGGAGGTGAACACAGCAGCGGAAACGATCTGAATGGCAACGTATCCAACGGATTGGGCTGCGGTGGTTGTCACAAGAGCGAATCCCTGATGACCCATTGAGTCTTGGGCTGCAATATCGGTTTGTACTGCCATAAAATTGTTTTTCGGTTAAAGGGAGGGTCACCAGCGTGTCCAGTGACCCTCCCCAGTTTTGGTTTGTTAACCCTTACGAATCTTCGGTGCTAAGGCTCCCTGTACCCACAAGATGAGCTTGCCTCCTTCAGGAACAGAAACAGTGTTGAAATTGGTGCGCTGGAGAGTCGCATCAATTTCGGGACCAGCCAGCAATTTAGTTTTGCCGGTCTTGTCCACTGCTATGGTGGTTGCAATACGCATATCCTTAAGGATTAAGCGGTAATCAGAACCTCAGCTTGCGTAGTATCCGCAGCAGCCGCACCGAACATGATATCGTAAGACGCCATGTGAGCGCGGGTAGAACGGGAATACCACACAGAGAGCAACACAGACAGACCATTGCTCAACTCAACAGTGCGCTGCTCAACGAACTCGCCAGCGATCATTCCAACCGGCAAGCCGCTCGCAATCGCGATAGCGTCCTGACCACAAACGAAGCCAGCAGTGTTAGCGATAGCACCAGTATAATCGTTTTGCTCCAAGATGTTCGCAAAGCCGAAATAGCCGTTGTTCAACGGACCATAACGCGAATCAGGGAACGGATTAGTTCCAGCGGCAGCAGTCAACTGACCGGAGAACATCAAACGGGCCAAGTGTCCACCATCCAACAGAAGCAACTTCTGTCGGTAATTCTTGGCAAGAGCCAAGATCGCAGGAAGGTCGCTAGAATCAAAGTTCGCAGCAGTACCAATGACAGTACCAGCACCAAACAGAGCAGCGGTCATCTGAGCGGTGACCTTCTTGGAGATGCCAAGAGCGAAGATCTCAGCGGAACCCTGAGCCAAGTCACTGATAGCAAAACCCTGATTCAACTCCTGCTGAGTGACGGTAAAACTCTTGGTGATCTGATTAACAGTCACCGAGGTAGCAGCCAGCGTGGACTGGTTAGCAGCACCATCTTCAAAGTTGGTAGCGTTATCAACAGTCGCATCACCAGTGGTAAACTTCTTGACCTGAACGGTAGCGCGGGGGCGGAGGTTATCCAAGCCAACGTTGCGAGTGAAGCCAGCGATCATCGCCAACTTAGTGGCAGCAACAGTGATAACCGCATCAGCGAGATAATCAACGACGAGACCAGCAGCGAAAGTATTCGCGTTCTGGGGAGCGATCATCGCGGACTGGCGCAGCAACTCACCATGATTCTCAATGAGGAAACTCTTACGCTCTGCACCAGCGCGGAGAGACTTATGCTTCTCCAGCAGCGGGTTGCCCAAGTTCTGAATCACGGGACGAACCGGATCAGGAGCGGGAGCGGCGGTGGGGGACTTGATCGAAGCCTCCAAAGCGGTAAGCTTTGCAAGAATCGCGGACAGATCGACGGGAGCGGCAGGAGCAGCCGCAGCCGTCACAGTAGTAGCAGTGTCAGACATATGTGTGTCGGTGGTTTGTGTTGGTTGCGGCGTGGAGTCCACGCCATTTTTGCCGTTAGCGGTTTGGCTATTAGCAGAAAGCTTGTCGTCTAAAGATTCTTCTTCTTGCTCTTCTTGACGCTCAATCTGAGCATACAGAGCGTTGAACCAATCGCGTCCAGCAGCACCTCCCCAGAGGTTTGCTGCTACGTCCGCAGGAGTATTAGGTTCTGCTTCCAAGAATCGGTCGTTGCGTCCCCACCAAGCGTTAGCTTTGCGGATCTTGTTTTCGGTAGGAGCCTCTCCTGCAACCAGCGATTTAGCATCGGTAACAGTTGCTGGCTCTAGACCGTCACCAGCAAGACCTTCATCGTATTGCTCTAACCCTCGACGGAGGTTGTTTTTGACGGTCTCAGGAGCGGTCTTAGTCACTGCCCGAGGATGCCATTTAGCAGCCATTGCCAACTGCTTGATGGGTTTGTCCACTAAGCCAAAAGCCAGAGCTTCAGCAGTAGTAAACCAAGTCTCGGCTCGCATCGCAGCGCGGATAGACTCGGGAGAGCGTCCTGTCTTTTTAGCATACACTCCAACCAAAACCTCAGCGTGTTGATCCAAAGCCTCAGCCATCTTCCGCATATCCTCGCTCGTGCCAGAAGCCATCCCTGACGGGTCGTGGATCATCATCAGAGCAGCGTCAGCCATCTCTACGCGATCACCGGCAAGAGCGATGATTGACGCAATAGAAGCCGCAATGCCAACGACGCGAGTGGTCACCGGAGCTTTGCGACCGCGCAATTGATTGTAGATCGACAAACCATCCCAGACGTTACCACCGGGAGAGTTGATCTCTACGAGCAGCGGACCGTTTCCAACTTCATTAAGAACATCGGAAAACTGCTTTGCAGATAGACCGCTTCCACCGTACCAGTCTTCGCCAATTTGATCAAAGATCTGAACGGTAGCAGGATCACCGGCAGCGTTTGCCGGAGCGAAGTAAAGCCAATCAGATTTCTTGGTAAAACTCATTCGGTTTTCTTGGCTTTTGGTTTCCGAGTCTTCTTTACGGTAGCGGTAATCTCATCCTGCTCTACAACAACAGGTTGCGACCCACCTTCTGACGGAGCGACTGGGGAAGGAGATTCAGAAGGATCGCCTTCAATGTCAATAGCAGTTGCAACACTAGTTGCGGGACGTTCTTTCTGAATCACCGAAATCTCAGATACATCAACGCCGTATTTCGCAGCAAGTTGACGTACAAACAAAGCTTGTTGGGCTTTTGCTTCTAAAGCAGAACGCCAATCGAGACCACGCGCTCCGTAGACCTCATCGTAAGTCACAACGCCAGCCTCTAGCTCTGCCAATTGAGCCGCAGAATTACGGCCAACGTCAACATTCGGGCTGCGTGGAGCGGTGATTGATACTTCGTACCAATCGCTCGGAGCGTCGTTTAGTGTAGGATCATTCTTGATCGCGTACTCCATCGCGTACTCGTAAATACGACGAGCCGCTGAAGCCATAACTTGATGGCGAGACCGAAACCATACAGACGACATATCTAGCGCACCGCGATAGACAGTTCCCTGCATTGATTCTGGGTAAACAAGAACGTAAGGGATACCAACGCCAGCACAGACTTTCTCAGTCAGTTGTCGCCAGTATTCGCGCATATTTACACCGGGACGCTCGGTCGCGAACTGCTCGAAACTGTCACCGTTCTTCATTACCTTCACGCCAGATCCAAAGACCTGTTCGTAATAGTTCTCGGCGGTGTTTACACTTGCTCCAGCAGTTCCAGCGCGGAGGTTGCTCGCTTGGACTTCGCCAGCGTCAGTCTTAACAATCTGAGCGACAGACGCGCCAAGCTTACAAGCCTCCATCTCCAGCTTTTGTAGATCATCGAGATCGTGTAGATCATTGATCACCGCAGAGACAAACGGAAGACCTCTAAGCTGACCGGGACGATTGGGTTCGTAGATATGGACTACGGAGTCAGAAGGAATGGAGCGAACATCAGTCAGGTTACCCTGAGTCTTTTCCGCTCCGATAAAGTAGGAGATGGCTCGTCCAGTTCTTGGATCAAAGCGAATACCATCAAACACAGTCTCATCTGCTTGCATCCCTACCGGAGTAGCAATGGATTGAGCCTCAATAAGCTGCAATCGAGGTTTGCCGGTCTCTCCTTTGGTGAGCAGCAGGAACGACTCACCATCATAGAACCAACCGCGAGCGGCTTGCCCCATCAAAGTAGAGAACGACTGCCGAGAACCGATATCAGGATAACGGCTCCAGACATCAAACCACTTCTTGGCTTTGAGATTCCAAGCACTATCGCTAGAAGCTGGTTGAACCGAGAAGCTAGAGCCAACAGTGTATGACTCAAACAAATCCCCAAGCCTATTCAGTACAGCGTTATTCTGTTCAAAAAAGCGAGACTTGCGAACGATAGCTTGACGAGTCGAACTAGTGACATCAAACCGCGCTGAAGTGTAAGACGTATCGAGATAAGAACGACGCAATGACTGACCGGCTCCTTCGTATTTGTTAACGGGAGCGGGAAACAGCTTGTTCGCTATGTTTTGA